GACCAGATGACGCAATGGTCTGGCACACGGCATCAAAAATGCCCATGAAGCTGATAGCACCAGAGGCTTTGGAGTCGAGGGATTTGATGCGGTCACCCCGTGGGCGAAGACGGCTGAAGTCGTAGCCGATGCCACCCCCACGCCGCATGGTTTCTGCGGCCTGTGTCGCCCGGTGCATGATAGAGTCCATGCTATCTTCGATAGTGCCAGAGACAAAGCAGTTAAACGCTGTTGTCTGCCGTGCCGCACCCATAGCATTTTGGACTCTACCAGCAGGGAGAAACCTCATGTGGCGCAGGATGTCCTTGAATGTTTCAAAGTGGATAGGGTCATCCTTTAACGCCCCAGCAATACGGACAACCTTTGAGTAAAAGTCTTCCCCTGTCTGCCTGTACTTGATAGCGTCAATTTCTTCTGAGATAGGGAGTGTCATCCCGTAGTGCTGGTTAGGTATCATCAATTCTGTTCCTCTTCGATTTTCTTTTGTAGGTTCGCCATAGCTCTCCAAGCTACCTGTGCCCAATCCTCGTCAATCACATGACGCATCATGGCATCTAGTTCGTCACCTGATTTAGACCTGTCCCAATGCAATGTCTCAGGCGTTTGCCCGTGCTGGATGCCACCCTTCAGGGATATCTTGGCAACAGCGGCCATTGCATCAGGAAAGTATTTGACGAACCCGGTATAGATGGGGATGGCTTTACGTTCCTCTGCGTTAGTTGGTAGTGTCATTCAGGACTCCACATTCTTGGTTGGTCAAACTCAAAGTTGTAATCACTAGCCCGGAGAATACGAGCAAGCCGTGCTTGGACAAGTGCGTCCTCTTCGGTCTGCCCAGCCTTCTCAAAGGCTTTGACCACAGTTTCCCATGTAGGTGTCTTCAGTAGCTCTGTCGCTCTCTTGTCACCCACACCACGCAAGCCGGGGTAGCCATCTGTAGAGTCGCCCACGAGGGTCTGATACAGGTGGTTATAGTCGGCCTCTTCCTGACTGATGTTGAGCATCTCGCCTGAACGCCAGAGCAAGCCGGGGATGGTCTTCATGTCTTTGTCTTCTGACACAATCACCTTCTCACCAGCCAGCATATCTGCCGTAGACATAATGCCCATCACATCGTCAGCCTCTAGCCTGTCCCAAGTCTCAGTCTTGTACTGGTCTTGAATCCATTCCTTAACTGCCTTGTAACAGACAGGCTTGCGCTTGCCTTTGCGGTTTGATTTGTATGTGGAGTCGATGTCCTTGCGGTAGTTATCCTTGTCGCTGAAGCAGAAGATGAAGTCGTCTGCCGCAGTCTCCTCAACGAGAATGTCAAGGTATTGTAGGATTAACTGTTGGGCTTCTTTGGCATCTGCCCACAATGACCACACATCGTCACCCCAATCAATCTCATGCTCGACTGTGCTTGAGTATTGATAGACCACGATGTCGCCATCTATTAGTAGTGTTCTGTGCATATCATACCTCAGTGGATAGTTGACGGTAAAGTTTAAGAGTGTCCGTTGAGAACAGCTTCGACAGATTCACCAGAAACATCTTCGATGCGTAGTGGTCACCGCCTTTGACAACCTTGTGGTAGTCAAGCTTCTCGACAATCTTCTTCAATGTGGGCACATCAAAGACCAGCGTACAGAAGATTTCATCATCTACTGCCAGCTTGTGAAACCAGTAGTCTGATTCCGTAGCGTTGATGCCCGAAGGCTTGCCGTAAGACTCAAACTCAATGGCAATGTTTCCTGTCTTAGTCCACATCCCACGCTCAGTCTTTACCTCAAGCTTCTTGTCTCGTAGCATCTCAATGATTTGGTCTTCGTGCATCTGCCCGTAGGCCAAGTCGATGTCGAACTTTTTACGGTTCTCCTTAGTGGGTCTCAGCCCAGTTTCTACCGACTCTGTATTCTCCAGTGAGTTCACATCGAACTCCGAAGAAATCTCCTGCCCTACCGATACATTCAACTGCGAGTTGTCCGACTTCATCAGCCATACCTTCCTTTACTTCTAGTTGGATTTCGTCATGTACCCATGCCACTTGCTGACATGAATCGGAAAGACCAGCCTCTTTCAAGGCACGGTCAAATTCGACAATCCACTGCTTGCAGATAAGTGCGCCAGCAGATTGTAGTAGAGTGTTGAGTGCGGCATGAGGTGAACGAACCTTGAGGTGTCGCCCATCTAACCCGATAAGGTAGCCACGTTGCGATGCTTTCTGCACCTGTTTGATTAGCTTGTCGAGGGCTGGTAGTTTCTTCAGGAATCGTGACTTGAGGACTGCTCCTTCTTTTGCGCCTTTGCCAACGATGCTCCCGATTTTTCCTGCCCCTGCTCCGTAGAGGAATCCATAGATGAAGGTCTTAGCTTGGTTACGGGTGGGCAACCCAGCCGCCTTCTGGTTCTCTGTATGGATGTCGCCATTAACAACGGTATCCGCATATGCTCCCCCATCATACTTTGCAATGAAATGTGCTAGACATCGTAGCTCAAGGCCACTTACATCCACGCCCACCAGCCGATTGCCATCGGCAACCGTGAAGAGTGAGCGACACTCTTTCCCATACGGAACACCGATGGCCGGGACTTGCGCCACATTCGGAAACGCATGAGTGGCTCGTCCAGTGACTGCGCCATTAGTGTTGACTGAACCATGAATACGCCCATGTTTCTCCACCTTTATCCACGCTTGGTTACCATCTCCTAGTTGCCCCAGCCGCTTGATAAGCGTGTAGTATTCAACAAGCAACTTTGCTTCGGGGTACTGTAGGTGTGACAGAACTTCTTCGTCCACCTTGGGCTTACCATCGTTGGTAAACTCTGTAGGTTTCCAGCCTTTCAGTTTCTTCAGGCGGTCAGCCACATGGTCACGGCTACCGGGATTGAACTCTACCTTCTTAACCTTGAACGTAGGGACACCCTTGACGTAGCCAAACTTTTTTGAGTTTACCTTCGGAGTAAACGGCGTTTTAATCTCCCAATCAGGGAACGCCTTCTTGAGTTCCTCTTCAAGCTCATGCTTCCGGGTTGCGAGTTGAGCATAGAGAGAAGAAGCACCCTGTCTGTCAAAGGCAAATCCAGCAGTTTCTTGCCGGAAAATAATTTGTGCAAGTTCATGCTCTAGCTCCATTGCTTGTTCACTGTAGTCCTTGGCAACAATCTTTTGCCAAAGCGTGTTGGTTACCTCAACATCCTGTATGCAGTATTCCCACATCTCCTGATTGAACGCTTCCCAGCCACCTTGATAATCGTCTTTGTAGTTACCAATGCGGTGACCCCATGCTCGTAAGCTGTGTGAGCCAATGAGCTTGGATGGAAAGTCAGTGCGTGTGAAATCTGATTGTTTGATGTCTGCCCAGATAAGCCGGGTGCAGACCAGCGTGTCACGAACCAGACCCTTGGGGTGGAACGTGCCAAGCTTTTGCAGTACAGGAATGTCGTACTTGATGATGTTGTGACCTACAATCAGGTCAGCATCTTCCAGCCTCTTAGCACCGTCAGGCCAATTATCGGTGTAGCTGATAATCTCGCCGGAGTCGATGTCCTTGAGAATGAGACAGTGTATGGTAGAGACATCATCAAGTAGTCCGTCAGTCTCTAGGTCAAACACATATCTCATAGCAAACCTTTCATGCTGGGTGGGCAGTAGTTCTCGCCCTTGAGTACCTTGCCGCCAGCGTCAACCACAGGCTTGCCATCCACGAGCTTGCTCATGTTGGAGTGATGCACCCGGACGAAGGCTGGCTGGACGGGGAGTCCGAAGGTGACTGCGAAACCTGACACCACATACATGACATCACACAGTTCCTTGAGAATGTTCTCCTGTACCTCTTCAGATACCTTGCAGTCTTGGTCTACCTCACGCCAAGCTTTGTTGACTTCTTCCTGTAGCTCTTTGACTTCCTCATTGATTAAGCGCATACGCAGATGCAAGTCAGCCTTGGAGTAAGGCACATCAATCGGCTGACCCATAGCCTTGTTGAACTGGGCAACCATCGCTTCTCGTGTTACATCTTTCATATTAGAACTCATTCTCTACCTCTTCAAAATCTGGATTG